TGAAGCGGTTCGAGGGGTGGGTGGGGGGTGTCGGTAGGCAGGGGCACGCTCCGATTTTTAAATTCGACTAATCTTGCTCCTCGAAACTCGGATTTATCGCCTCTTTCTGTGCTTCTCTCCGTGTCTTTTCAGGCGTTTTCTCGTCATTTCTCTCTCACAATTTTCGTATTATAAGGTGTATGGCAAACAGAAAGAAATTTTTAGAGCAAAAACCGTTGATTGATGACGCAAATGCTGAAACTGCGTTCTGGATTTATTATCAGTTAGGGGAAAAAAGGACCTTAAACAAGGTTGCAAAGAAAACAGGGCTTCCTCTAACCACCATTCAGTATTGGAGCCGTAAATTCAATTGGACTCAACGGGTTAAAGACAATGAAGAATTGATGAACGACTCTGTTGCTAAAAAGAAAATGGCTACTCTTGCTAAGACTGCGCAAATGAGAGCCTTTGCCTTATATATGAGTGTTTTAGATGATAAGAATGCAAAGCCTTCTGATAAGATGAAAGCAGCGGAGAAATTACAAGAATTATCGGAAAAAAACGACAAGATTAAGGATATTAAGAAAGTTGCAATCAAATTTCCGAATATTGAAAACTTTAAGCAGAAATTGAAAGAAGCAGGGGTGAAAGTAATTGACCTCTCGTAAGACAAGTTCTCGTAAGGCGAATTCTTCTCGTAAGACAAATTCTCGTAAGTCGTTATGGCATACTACCGAGTCTTTCAAAATCGTCGAACCGAATTTTTACCAAGCAGTTATTCTATTAGCAGACTATAAAGAAATATTTGTTTCTACAGGTGTAGGGGCCGGGAAAACAAGTTTAGCGCCTATTTGGCTATCTCTTAAACAATTACAATTCGGTGGTGGCAATGTTATCTGGATTGAGCCAATTACGAGAATGTTATCTACGGTAGCAATCCCTACCTATGAGAGTTTTGTGAAAGATACTATCTTTGAGGGCAAATGGAAATCTAAAAAAGAAAATGTTTATAAAAACAAATTCGGCTTTGTCTATTTTCTAACCGCCGAGAATGCAGAACACATCCAGGGTATTCCCGATGTTGTTGCTGTCGTGATGGACGAAGCGGGGCAGTGTAGCCGTAAGGCGTATTATTATGCAAAGGCAAGACTTAAAAGAACAAACGGTTATTTGTTAGGGCTTTCTAACCCATATGTTAATAAAGACCCGTGGATGTACAAGGAAGTCTATCAAGATTATTTAAATGGTGACCCTGATATTTTATTTTTAACCTATTCCTCTTTAGAAAACCCAGCGTTTAATAAAGAAGTCTATGAAAAGGATAAGAAGAAGTTGTCGCCCGAGGAGTTGGACTTCTTGTATCACGGTAAATTTGTTAAACCGCAAGGGCTTGTATTTGACTACCCAAATGATTTAATCGTTGATATTGATATTTCGACGAATGAATTGTTAAAGAAATTTGAGGAAGAACATCCTGGCAGAAATTTTATAGGAATGGACTTCGGCTTCGGCGATCCAACAGTAATGATTGTTGGGCGTTGGAGCGAGGGGAAGTTGTATTTAATAGATGAGTATTACAGAACAGGGCTTGCGCCCTCAGAGCACGCCGATGCGGTTGCCCGTTTTGTTAAAAGATATAATGTCGGAATTATTTTCTACGACCCGTCAGGTATTAAAGACAGGTTGGAGATTGACAAAATCTTAAAAGAGAAAGGCATCCGTGTTACTTGGAAGACTGCTAACAACGACATTCAAAAAGGACTTCGTGCTGTTGATACTTTTTTCAAAGAGCGGAAAATGTTTATCTCTGCTTCTATGAGGCATATGCTCGATGAAGACAATTCGTATGTTTACAACTCAAAAGGACTGCCAGAGGATAGGAATAACCACTGTGAAGATGCAAGGCGTTATTTGGTTATGGGAATAATTCGATTAACTGATAAAAGAAGATTTTATAGGCGCCCGACTAAAAAAGAGGCGGACAATTGGCTTGCGGAACACTTCCACGGGCTTTTCAAGAAAAAAAAGAAAGATTGGATTTCGTACTTATAATTGGAGGGCTAAATGGATATAGACAAATTACAATATGATTTTAATCAATCAAGAACTGCAAAAGAGGAGCAGTTTATTTATAAAGGCTGGAGGCAGTCAAAGACTGAAAAAAAGCCTTATACCACTAACAAATTACTTGCGATGGAGAAGTGGTATAAGGGTGACCAATGGAGTGTTTACCCAGACGGAACTCTAATTGATACTTCTAATGACATTTCAAGGCCTACAATTAACTTTATCCGAACGATTATAGACCAGAAAGTTGCCCTTCTTAAAAAGATGAAAATCAACTTTGATGTTCGCCCTGTTGAAATAATGGATATTGACGGGGCAAGATTGGTTGAAGATGTTCTTAATTTTGTGTGGAGAAAACAGTCTTTACAAATAAAAGTATCCCATTGGTATAAAGATTCTTTGATTTACGGGAACGGCTTTTTGAAAGTTAGAATGAATACGGACGGGAGAGTAGAGGTTGTTAATATTAATCCTATAAATGTTTATCCAGATTTATACGGTGATGATATTAAAGATATGCGTTATTTTACCATTCTTTACGAGAGAACTCCCGAATATGTTGAATATGTGTATGGCAAAAAAATAGAGCCTAACGAAAAAGGTGCGGTAACTGTTTATGAAACCTGGTACAACCCTTCTGTTGAGCATCCGCACGGAGCGTTGTATATATGGACCGACGAAGTTATTCTTAAAGAGATTGACGATTTAAGAAAGATTTCAAAGTATAAGCCCGAAATTCCTATTTATGTGTTAAAACACAATCCAGATACAACAGGCTTTTGGGGACAGTCAGAAGTTAGGCATTTAGCACAAATTCAATTGGTTCACAACAAGTCGATGGGCTTTATTTTAGATAATTTGATTTTAACTAACAATGCCCAATATGTGACTAACAGCGATACTTTAACAGATGTTGCAACTAATGAGCCTGGACATATTTATCACATTAACCCTGATGAAATGTTCCAACCATTGCAAAATCCTCAGTTATCGCCTCAATGGTTTTCAATGGTTCAATATACGGGATATGGGACATTCCAGCAGGAGAGCGGAACTTATGCGGTTAATTTAGGCGGTGCAGCAACGAGGACTGCTTCGGGAATTTTAGCACTTCAAAATGCAGGTGGAACTTTAACGCAGTCCGACTTTATAGATATTCAGCATAAGGCGTCGGAAGTTGCACAAACTATTTTTGCCTATGTTAAACAATATTATAAATATGATGACATTTTAGCGATGACAGATGTTGATTTGAGCAAAGACCAATTCAACGGGCTTAGTCCTTACTATGATGTGTTTATTACATTAGGAGATTCTTTGCCTGATGATAAAGTTGCTAGGCTTAATATGGCTATGCAGTTATTACAAACAGGTGCGATTGAACAAGATTGGCTTGCTGAGTATTTAGAAGACCCTGTTTTACTAAAACATATGGACGAAATTAAAGAAAAGAAACAGCAACAGCAAGCATTGCAACAGCAAGCAGTCCAACAGGCGTTATCTCAACAAGGACAGGCATTGCAAGGACAGGCTCCAGGACAGCAAGAAGGAGGACAGAATGAGACGCAATCCAATGCTTTACAACCTAATCAAGGATAGGTTAGAAACTATGAAAAAGACCACACAGGGCGTTATGCAGAACGACAATGTGGTTGCAAGTGGTGCTATTTCTCTTAAAAAAGGACTTTTGCCTAATGCAAAAGTGGGGCAAGTCTATACGATGAAAGTTGTTAGCATCGATAATAAAAAAGTTTATTTACAAGTTTTAAAATAACCGCTTCATTGGTGCGTAACCAATGCAAAAATTCGCTGGCAAGCGTAAAATGCGAGGTGTTAAATGGACGAAGAAAAACTAAACAACCAACAGGAAATGGAAAATCCTGTAGCAGAAAAGCCTACAGAGGCAAAACCTGTTACGGAGGAAAAACCTGTTGAATCCTCTAATGAGGAGAGCGTTGCAGAAGAAAGCAACGGAGTAGTTGAGCCTGAAAAGGTTAAAGAGCAGTTGACAAAGAAGATTAACTATGCAGCGGCACTTAAGGAGAAGAACCGTAGAATTCAGGAGTTGAAAGCGCAGTTAGAGGCATTGAAAGCACAGCAGGAAGCAGTAAAGGAAGAAACAAACGATGTTGACGAACTCTTTAACTTGGAATCAGACGAAAGTGATGTTAAGAAGGAACTTGAGGCGTTGAAATCGGAACTCAATATGCTGAAGCAGGAACGAGAACGAGAGCGAGAGCAGAAACAGTTACAGCAGGCACGGAGTCAGTTAGATAGGACTATTGATTCGTTAAAAGCGAAATATCCAGATTTTGATGAATCAAAGGTGTTAGGCGAAGTGTTTAGGCGTAAAGGTGAGTATGCTACACTTCAAGATTTAGAATTAGTTTACAAGGCTATGAAAGCAGAAGAGTTGCTTCAGTCTCAGAATGTTAAAAATGCAGTTACTGAAGGAGGTTCTGCTGGACAGCCTGTAACAAAGAAAAAATACAAGACATTCAAGGAGGCAGTTGAGGATATACTTGGCAAGCCGCTTGAATAAAAATTTATAAGGAGGGATTTATATGGCTTTAACTTATGATACTTTAAATTCGTTTATGAAAAATTTCCCTGATATTATTAGGGATAATGTTGTTAAAAATGTTCCATTAGTAAAATGGGCATTACAGCACGAAATGGGACAGAGGGATGGAAATAAGATTGAGGTTGGGATTAGATTTGCTACCCCCGGTATTACGGCATTTAATGGCACAACTGATACATTTACAATTTCACAGACTGAAACACACACTAAAGCAGTTTATCAATGGGGATTCTATTACCATACTGAAGCAATATATTGGAGAGATTGGCAGGCAGCAAAAAATAACAAGAATTCAATAGCAAATATTGCTGTAGAGCGTGGTGAAGCAATGAAAGATGGTGTTATGACGGGATTAGAAGCAGAATTATTTGCTGTTTATGATGGAACTACTCATACATTTAATGGATTACCTGATATTGTTTCAACATCTGATCCGACTAATCAGGCAAGTGGACTTGGTGGAATTGCAGTTGCAGATGCTCCTTGGTGGAAAGCAAATTCAGTCGCTTATGATTCTTCAGCAGGTGATTTAAGGCATTTTATGAGTTCAATGGTTAGGCAATTATCAGTCGCGCCTTTTGGAAAGCCTGATTTGATTATAACTACAGGAGATATTTATGATAAGTATTATGACGAAATTGCTTCTAAACAAGGTTTTTTAGGTAGTAAAATTCCTGATTATGGTTTTGATAGCGTGATTCCTTTTCAAGGAATTCCTCTTACTTGGAGTGAGCATTGCCCTTCTGGTACGATGTATTTCTTAAATTCTAAATTTATGCATCTTAAAATCCATCCAGATGATTTTATCAAAATTAGCCCTTGGGAAAAGAAATCTACTACAGATCCGACACTTGTATCGACAGTAACACTTTCAGCGCAGATGATTGTTTCGGCAAGAAAAGCATTAGGCATTATCACCAGTATTTCGTAGAGGTGATTTAGATGAGTTATAAAAACATTCCTTTTGGCAGGATTGAAGTTGTAACAGTAACGGTAGCAGCAAGTACAACAAGCGGAACAGGAACAGGTGAGGGAACAATTATTGGCTATTATCCATCGGTAAAAAACCAAATGGTAAAATCTATTGCTAAGAGCGGTTCTACAATAACCGTTACTTTAGCAGCAACAGCAACAACTGATAATGTAATAAATGTTGTTTTGCTTAAATAGTTATAAGCGGGGGCTTAACCGCCCCCTCGATATTTAGGAGGCAAATATATGGCGACTAAAAAAGCAATACAAAAGTTGAAAACTAAAAAGACGACAAAGAGAGTTTATAAGAGAACGCCGAAACTCAAAAAGCCTTCTAAGGCCGACGCGGTTTCTGATTTTTATGGAAGTTATATTGCTAAAGGCAAACTTCATAAAAGATTAGGTGTTTCTCGGACAAAGAAAATACCGCTTTCTGTTCTAAAGAAACAGCTTGCACAACTCAAGAAAAAGAAAAACAAGACTGCTGCAGATGTGAAAAAGGAGAGAGAAATTGTGTTCGCTATTAACGCAAGAAAGTGGGGTAAGAAGTGAAGTTGAGGATTCTATGAAAGATAAATTAACACACGAGACAATTTGGAGAATCAAAAAATATGCCTCTGATGAGGATTTTAAAAAAAATCGTGTTTACGAGGAAAAGATTATAAAAGGCAATATCCTTTTAAATGACGGTATAGGTTTATTGTGGGATTTAGGCATTGGTGTAGGTGGAACTCCATTTGATAATGCTCATTCTCGTATTGGTGTAGGAGATTCAACAATTAAGGAAGATGCAACACAAATAGGGTTGCAAGGAAACCATAGGGCTTATTCTGCAATGTGCGATGTTAGTTACCCTTCAAGAAATATAACTTCTGTTACTTGGAAAGCAATTTTTTATGGTACATCTGCTAATTTTGATTGGAATGAATTTGTTATTGATAATGGAACGACTACACTAAACAGAAAAGTTTCTGCACAGGGAACAAAGACGAGTGGACAAATATGGACAGTAGAGGTTACCATAACAATAAACTAATGGGTAGAGAAGATTTATGTTCGGAGTAAATTTATATGGGCAATCTCCTTATGCTGTAAATATTTACTATGCAGCAGTTTTTATTGCTTTAAATGATAGTGGGGTTGTTAAGGAGTTATTGGGAGGTAGAAGGTGGGTAATACAAAAATTAGACAACCAAACTTGGACGGTTAAACCAGCAACAGGAACTTGGACAGAGAAAACTAAAACAAGTCAAGTGTGGACAGAAAAGGATGAGATAGAATGAAAAATATTGTAAAATCAGTTAGACCAAATGAATTTGTTTTAATGGAGCAGGGCTTCTCTGGTATTAGAGGAGATATTGAAGATGAACTGTTGCCGTATGGAATGGTGGCGGATATTAAAAATCTCACTATTGATAGGGCAACAGGACTTTTGCAATCCGTTGCAAAACCTACTTCATTAGGACAGGTTGCTTCTGGTTCGGTAGTGTCTATTTTCTTATGGGAAAAAGACGACGGAACTAAAACATTATTTGCACAGGTTGGAACTGATTTATATTATTTGTCTGGAACGACTTGGACTTCATTACATACCTTTTCGGATGATTCCACTTTAAGTTATGTTTCTGGAATGTTAGATAAGATGTATGTAATGCACCCTGTTGATGGGCTTTACTCTTACGACGGAACTACCTTTGCCTCTATTAGTTCAGCACCGAAAGGGAAATATATTACTCTTTGGTACAACCGTTTATTTGTTGGTGGAGATTTAAATGATGGTGCATATGTACCTTGCAGGGTAAGATGGAGTAATTTGAATGACTTTACAACTTGGGATGCTAACGACTTCATAGATTTCAGAACACCTGAAAACTCTAAAATAACAGGATTCAAGCCCTACAAACAAGCATTATATGTTTCTACTGCGTCATCTGTTAACGCAATTAATTTAGGCTTTCAGAATTACGAAGTTTATAAAGGCGATTTAGCACCGAAAGATAATTTGATTGCTCTATTAAACGGATTTTTCTTTGTAAATGATTTCGGACTTTATGCTCTAACTGATTCAGATGTTCCTATCAAAATAGGAAAGCCTTTCAAGAAGTATTGGAAAGCAACGCCACCTCAGAGCCTTGTCGCTTTTGGCGATAGAATTTACTACTTAGCCAATGATTCAATTTTGGTTTACGATACTTCTACGAAGACTTATACAAGATTGGTTTACGGAAATGAGAGTGTCTTATATTCGGCAGACCATCTTTATTTAGGAACGACTGATGGCTATGTTTACGAACTTGATGTTGCAGATACAGGATATTTAGATTGGAGTATGAAAACGAAGATTTACAATTTTGGTTTTCAGTCTAACAAGAAAAGACCGAAAGAGTTATACATTTATTGGAAGTCATCTTCAACCTCAAGTTTTGATATTAATGCTTACTATGACTATGGAACTTTGCCTAAACATTTGGGAACAGTCTCTTACACGCCATCGGGAACAATCTGGGGTTCGTTTACTTGGGGTGATGCAACTTGGACTGCAGCACAAGGGGATATTGTAGAAAGTAGAATGTACATTTATGAGGATTTAATAAGAACAATGCAACTTGAATTTTCTGGTTCTGGAGAATTTGGGTTAGCAGGATTTAATATTATCTTTAAGCCCTATAGGCGATATGGGAGATAATTTAAGGAGGTAATAAAATGGCGAATGTAACTTTACCTTATACATTGGCAAATGGTAATACAGCAGACGGAGGACAGGTCCAGCAGAACTTCGATGCAATAGTAACACAGGTAAATGGGAATTTAGACTCTGATAATTTAGCAAGTGGAGCGGTAACTCTTGCGAAATTAGCAACAGATGTAAAAGTGATTGAGAATGTATATACAGCTACTGGTGGCGCTACTATTCCAAAAGATGAGACGGATGTAAACATTATTTCTCAAACCATAACTTTGACAACAGCAAGATACTGTCTGTTTTTAGCTACAGCTCAATATTTGAATGCAGGTGATGATGATTACGGATATTATGAAACAATTAAAGACGGTACATCTACTCTTGTTAGTTTCCCTGTATTCTTGCCAGAACCTAAAACCGTCAGTACTTCAAATTGGTATTACTCAGCAGTTTCATTTCATCATTATGGGCAATTAACTGCTGGCACGCATACTATTTATCTGACAATATCTACAAGCAATTTGCCTGCAAGTGATGGAGAAGTTAGCACCGCTCGTCTTACTATTATCCAATTTGCATTTTAAGGAGAGAATATGAAAAAGAATACTATAAAAAAATTCTTGATTCTTACACTTACATTTCTTTTAGTGTTTACAGGGGTTGCTTATGCCTCACATTTTATAAAGAAACAACCTGTTTTTTATGGCAATGTTTATCTCTATGTTGATAATGCGCCATTGTATTATAAAGCGATAAATAGTATTAAATCAGATAAACTGTTATTTTTAGTGTGTAATCCTGTTGGATTGGTAAACAAAGGGCATATTATGGACATACAGATAACCTGTCCAATAGAAAGAAGTTATGTGATTATCGTTTACAAAGATAAACTATATCGCTTTTATTTGAAGCCTTATAAGGTTTACGAAAACTTTATACTCTGGAATTTCAGCGGAGGTGGATAATGTTAGTAAGAAATGCGATAACACGAGTAAGAAGTCTGTTAGCAGAACAAGAGGCTGGATTTTATTCGAATGACGAAATAATTACTTGGCTCAATGAAGGTAATTTAGACTTTCACAACAAAAAGGGAATAGAAACTATATGGACATCAACGATAACTAATAACACAACTGAAGTTTCTATTGACCCTACAATGGTTAAGTTAAGCCGTCTTTACTATACAAAAGAAGGGACGACTGCAAGAGTCTATATACCACCATCAACCTATGCAATTTTTGCTAAAAGGATTGTTTTTGATAATGAATTAAGTGCGGGAACTTTAACTTGGTATGGTGAAAAATTACCTGATGAAATTTCTACAACAAATGATACTATAACAGTGCCGACAGAGTTTGAGAATGCTATCATAAACTATGCAGTTTACAGGGCATTAGAGAAAGACCAGAACCCTAATGCACAAATCTTTTTAGGCAGGTATTTACAATTGAAAAATCAATATGAAATTAAAAATATTGATAAAAACGCTGGCGGTAAAGTCAGAATATTTAAGGGGTGGTGATTATGAACTTAGTACCTGTAAGAACTTGGTTATTACAAAATGGTATTAGCAATATTGGTTGGGATAATAAAACTAAAACAATTCTTATCAATAACAAACCATTTATGAGTTTAAATTCTGGTTTGTTTAAAATTAAAAACAGCCGAGCTTATGCTGACATTAACGATTTAACCAATGCTTTAAAGAATTTCTTTGTGCAAAACCAATTGAAAACTCCTACAACATTTGGCAAAGTTATTAACAATTCTTCACCTTATTTATCTCCTACTAATGAACCAGGAGCGGGACCGGGGACAGAGGATTTAACAACTGCCCAAAGTGCGCAACCTATTGCACAAGCACAGCAAAGTGGTGAGTTGCCTATTTATCAGAACGAGAATACAGAAACACCACAAGCAGTTGGTGCAATTGATGTCGGACAAACTCAAAGCCCATTTGATTTACAAGAAGCAGTTAAAGAAAAGACTTTGCAAAGCCAATTAAATAGTTATGATAGTATTCTTAACTCTCTTAAACAACCTTCTCCGTTAATGGATAAGATTAACGAAATATGGAATATGAAACTCAAAGCGGCGTTAGATAGTTTACAGCAGAAATACAATACTCAACTTGCAGCTCTTAAAGGAGAGAAAGCGCAAGTCTTGGCAGCACATAAAGGAGAAATTGAGGAAATTGACAAAGCAATTCAGGCAGCAAGAAAGCGTTCAGCAGAGGATATGAACGCAAGAGGGTTATATTTTAGCGGACTATTGACAAAGGCTTTAAAC